TTGTCTCTAGTGTCACTGGAAGACCAACCTTTAGCAATCACTGGCCTGGATCGGGCGCGGATTCCAACCATCCAGTGAAGGCTTTTATTGTAGATGACCCTAATCAGTTGTTCGTTATTGCAACCGATGCATCTTTGACTAGCAAGGCAAACGCCCGCGCACAGGTGTTTTTGAACGCTAGTCTGTCTACTGGTATCACAGGTACTGACTCGTCCGGACTTTCTTTAGGTCGTCTGGCTGTTAGTACTCTTGCCACAACCGACACCCTATCACTACGCTTAATGGGTTGGCTGGAAGATCCTCTTAACGAGGACTTTGCTGCTGCTGGTATTGGCGCAATTGTCAGGTTGAACAACCCGTTCAATGCACCCGTCGGGTCCATTGCTACGGGTACACCTTCAACCACTGGCGTATAGGAGGGTTTAGAAAATGGCTATTAGTAGAGCACAACTCGTTAAGGAGTTGGAACCCGGCCTGAACGCATTGTTCGGAATGGAATACGATCAATATGATCGTGAGCATGAAGAGATCTTTTCTATGGAAAGTTCTGATCGTGCTTTTGAAGAAGAAGTGATGCTCAGTGGTTTTGGGGCAGCACCGACAAAAGGCGAAGGTAGTGCTGTATCTTTTGATGACGCTCAGGAAGCTTATACTGCTCGTTACACAATGGAGACAATTGCACTTGCCTTTTCGATCACGGAAGAAGCTGTTGAGGACAACCTTTATGACCGACTTGCTAGTCGGTACACAAGGGCTCTTGCTCGCAGCATGAGCCAAACAAAGCAAGTTAAGGCCGCTTCGGTTCTTAACAACGCTTTTGACAACACCTTTACAGGTGGTGATGGCGTAGAGCTATGTTCTGCGGTACATCCTCTTGTCACCGGCAATACTTTCCGTAATGAACTTGCAACAGCGGCTGATCTTAATGAGACCAGCCTTGAGCAAGCTTTGATTGATATTGCAAGCTTTGTCGATGAGCGCGGTCTTAAAGTCGCGGTTCGTGGTATGAAAATGATTGTTCCAAAAGAACTTCAATTCACAGCGGATCGTCTTCTTGAGTCTACTCTTCGTGTAGGAACAGCGGATAACGACATAAATGCCGTTCGGAACATGGGAATGCTTCCGGAAGGTTACGCCGTTAACCACTTCTTAAACGACACAGATGCGTTTTTCATTATGACAGATGCTCCAAACGGCTTGAAAGGTTTTAACCGCACAGCCGTAAGGACTTCTATGGAAGGCGACTTCGACACAGGTAATGTGAGATACAAGGCTCGCGAACGTTATGCGTTCGGGTGGTCTGACCCTCGCGGCATCTTCGGCTCTCCAGGAGCCTAATGACACGGGGGGGAGGAAACTCTCCCCCAAGTTATTTCTGGGAATCATAGCCCTAGCGACTGTCCCAGCAGACGCTTACGAAGACTCTAGGGCAACTCTTTCGTAAGGAGAAAGTAAAATGGCTAATACAACCTTTAGCGGTCCCGTCCGTTCACAAAACGGTTTTCAACAAATTACAACAAGTATCACTACCGGAACTGTAACTCAGAAGCAGTTTGAACTTCAAACGGTTGCAACTTCTGGCATCAACAATGTTGTTGATACAAACGGTTTTTCAGGAACAGCCACTGCTGTAGGAGTTAATAACGCTAGTTTGGGTACTGGTGCTACCATTTTCGGCATTACTCCTAATGCTCATGGCTCTGGAATCCCAGATGCTGCCATTAACACTTTTGTAAATAAGGTTGGCGGCACTATTGTAACCTCCATTCTTATTGACCTTCATGGTGGCTTTGATGGTTCTGCAACGCAAGACAGAATTATTGGTAATGCAACGGATGCAAACGCTTACATTGCAGAGTTGACTAAAGAAGTTAACGGCATCCCTATCCTTCTTGAGTTTGGTTGCGTAGAAGTACCGGCTGGTGGTGATCCAGACATTAACGTAGATATTTCTGCTACAGGAACTACGGCTTCTGGCGCGGCAGTTGCAACTGGTACTCAGATGATGAACAACGGCGACCTTACTTTAGGTTATTATAACTCTGTTGATTCGGCGGCTACTATGGCTGCTCTTAGTAAGAAGTTTGTGTATCTTGTTCAAGGTGCTGCAACAAACGCCGCTTATACAGCAGGTAAAATTTGGATCCGCATTACTGGCATGAACGTCGATTTTAATAATGGCTAAAGGTTTAGGCAGGGGGTTATTCTCCCTGCCTTTTACTTACGTAGGAGAATCCAGATATGGCTGATGCTATAACAGCTACCAAAGTTGAAGACGGACCTAAGAAAGCTACTTTTTACCTCACAAACACTAGTGACGGAACAGGGGAAGCTGCGGTTACTAAAATAGATGTTTCGGCTCTTGCTGCATTGCAAGATGGAACTGTTTGTACCGGAGTTCGCATTCAAAAGATAACTTTCACCAATGTTGGCATGGGAGTAAAACTTCTTTGGGATGCCACTACGGATGTTATAGCTGTGGAACTTCCCGCAGACTATTCGGATACATTAGATTACTCTGATATAAGTGGTCTTCCAAATGTTGCAGCATCCGGTGGAAACACCGGGGACATACAGTTGACTACTGTAGGACATAGTAGTGGAGACACGTATTCGATTGTCATCAATTGTTTGAAACAGTACTGATGTCTAAGTTTATCGTGAAAGGTTTTTTGTGCAATGGCTGTTTCTGGATCTAAGGACTTTGAGCCTAATGTAGCAGACTATGTTGAGGAAGCGTTTGAGCGATGTGGTTTAGAATTTCGTACTGGTTACGATGCGGTTACGGCTCGTAGGTCTCTTAATTTTCTTTTCGCAGATTGGGCGAATAGAGGTCTTAATCGCTGGACTATGAATCAAGTAAGTCAGACAGTCGTGTCGGGTCTTGCTGAATATCCAGTAGGAACTATAACGGCTACGGTAGGTGCCTCCACTAATTTAGTTCTTGGAAACACCATTACGGGTCAAATCAGCGCGGCAACTGCTGTAGTCTTAACTAAGCCAAGCTCTACTACAATTACCCTAAGTATACCTAGCGGAGCTTTTTCTGCCGGAGAGACAGTCTCTAGTACAGATAGTGGGGGTTCCGCTACCACTACTACGATTGCCGCCAACCCAAGCATTGAGGATGTTCGATCTACCATAGACATCTTGTCTGCTGTTATACGCCGCAACAACACAGACATTTCTATATCTAGAGTAAGCCGGGATACTTTTTTAAATATACCTAATAAAACAACTACGGGAAGACCAACACAATACTACGTGGACCGACAGATTACTCCTGTTCTTAAAATATGGCCTACTCCAGAGAACAGTACGGACATTTTTATCTACGACCGGTTAGTAAGGATAGACGACGCGGACACTTCAGCAAACACTGTGGAAATTCCGTTTCGGTTTTACCCTTGTTTAGCCGCAGGTCTAGCTTATTACATAGCTTTAAAAAGATCTCCGGACAGGGTTCAACTTTTAAAAGGACTTTACGAGGAAGAGTTTATAAGGGCTGCGGACGAAGATAGGGATAAGGTAAGTATTAACCTAGTTCCCTCTTACACGTTTGTTAGCGCGGTATCTTGATGGCTAGGTACGCCTCAAATAAGTATGCTTTAGGAATTTCGGATCGTTCCGGTGCGGCGTATCGTTTACGAGATATGCGGAAGGAATGGACTGGTATGCTAGTTGGTAAGGATGAGTGGGAGGCAAAGCAACCTCAACTCATGCCTGTAAAAGCACAGGGGGATCCACAAGCTATTCGAGATCCTCGCCCCGACAGGGAAGAACCGGCAGTAGAAGTTTTATTGCCCGCTAATGCGTTTACTTCGTCTTCCAGCGGTTCTGCGGTTATCACAGTTTTAGAACCGGGTCATGGGCGTTCTACCAGCGACGTGGTTCGATTTAGAGAAGTCAAAGATTTTGACGGTTTTACAGAGTCTGTTCTTGAATCTTCTTCCGGATATCCAATAACAGTTATTGAAGGGGATTTGCGTACAAACTTTCAATCTATTTTTTACTCCTTCACGGCTAACAGTGGAACAGCTACTACAGGAAATGTTGCAGGGGGTGGTTCTTTTTCTAGTGCCGGTCCTGTTAACGTTACGAAATGAGTTTTTGATATGGCATATACATTTACCACACTAAAAACAGCAATTCAGGACTACACACAAAACACGGAAACAACTTTTGTTAATCAGTTACCTCGTTTTATTATTAACGCTGAAGAAAGAATTTTTAAAGAATGCCAGTTAGACGTTTTTCGTAAGTCTTCTCAAGGTGCCGCCTCTACTGGAAATTCTTACTTGCAAAAACCAACCGACTTCCTGTCTCAAAATTCATTGAGCGTAATAAATTCTTCTAGCAAAGAGTTTCTTATCTATAAACAGGTCACCATGTTGCAGGATTTTACACCCAACCCTGCCACAACGGGTGTTCCTAAGTACTATGCAGATTGGGACGAATCTACTTTTCTGTTAGCCCCTACTCCAAATGCTAATTTTACAATGGAGCTACATTATTTTTATCGCCCAGATTCTATAACCACGGTTGCCAGCGGAACAACCTGGTTGGGCGACAATGCTGAATTGGCCCTTTTATACGGTAGCCTCGTAGAGGCTTACACCTTTATGAAAGGAGAACCGGATATCTTAAAACAGTACACAGACCGTTTCTTAGAATCTATTCAATGGTTAAAGAACTTAGGTGAGGGAAAACAAACTCGGGATCAGTACAGGTACGACCGTGTACGTAAGGATGTTGTTTGATGTCGGATCCTG